AGATGCAGCGTAGTCTCGTGGGCTCGGAGATGTGTATAAGAGACAGACATAGGGGCCCCCGTTATTTTTTGTGAGTGAGAATCCATGCCGATATTTTTTCTCGTGTCCATTTTGTCGCAGTGTCAAGATTCTCTATTCGTGATTGTGATTTATATATCTTGTCCTCAAGCTGTGTTTTCCAGTAATGGCATCCTTTGCACAGCACCCATAGGTTGTCATGGTATAAGCACTTGCTTCTGTCGATCCTCAAAGGCACGATGTGATCAGTGACTAGATAGCCTGGCTTGTCATAGGTCTTGCCACAACATGCACAAGTGAAGTAGGCATGAGCTTTAGCATCACGTGCGGTGTGTTCCCATATCTTAGACTTGTAGAATGCAGCAGACTCTTTGTCGCGCTTGTACTTGTCATAGTATGATGTATCACGTTTAACGTGCTTTACGACATCAGCATGGTTAGGCTTATACAGGGATTCGTGCTCAGCGCAGTATGGGTTTGCTTGATCATACGGGATTACATTGTTGCATCCAGACTTGCGGCATACCTTCACACGCATGTGCTATTCCTCGTGTAATCTAATGATGATCCCAAATAAGATAAACAACGCCAGCAAAGCAATCATCACTATTAGTGGCGCGAATACTAGCAGCCAACTCCATGCGATCAAGCCGAATAGCTTGGCCATCACGAATATTAGTGTAAGCAGTAATAAGAAATTGCACATGCTAAATCATCTCCGTGTATTGTTTGATCTTGTCAACCCGCAAGTCGCACCAGCGGTCATGTACGCCATTAGCTTTGTAGATTGTTACGACTGGCATTGAACGATAGCCTAGCTTGCGGAACCGCTCGTAGTCGTCCGCGTCTGCTGTGATGGTTGACACCGGCATGACCTGCTTTAGCTTCATCGCTGTGTGGCGACACTTTTGACAGCCAGGCCTTGTGTAGATAATTGCTTGCATGTGTGCTTCTTCCCTTGAAAGATGTTCAATAATTGCCTTCTCGGTTTGCGAAACATAGCCGTAGCTAACGCGTTTCATGCCTGTCATGCTTTCGCCACCGCCCACTCGAATGTGTAACCGTGGTGAGTTTTGCACTTGCCGCGAAGACAATCAGATGTGCGGCCTTCTTTTAGTCCAAGTAGCCTCGATGCTTTGCTTACACCGCTGAAGTAGTAACGATTTTCCAAGCCAGTGATGGCGTAGATTGGTTTTTCTCTCGCTTTCGTCACACGCTCCACGCGAGTGCCATACGTGTTGTTGTAAAGGGCTGTACACCACTCGAGATTTTCAACTTGGTTATTAGTTTTGTCCTCGTCTTTGTGATTTACCTGAGGCAGATTATCGGGGTTCGGTATGAACGTTTCAGCAACGATGCGGTGAACAAGTTTATTTTTCTCGCTTCCGTATCGATATAAGCGGACATTGAGATACCCTCCGCGGACTGTGCGGCCAGCGAGCATTATCCCCTTCCTGTGGTGCCCACTTGCGTCTATGCGTTCCAAGCTCCTCACTCGGCCAAGATTGCTAACCTGATATAGCCCTTCATATCCTTCAATATCTTTCCAAATCTCACGTTCTTCTTTAAACATAGTAAATCGCCCTCGTATCACGATCCGAATATTCGACCAGCTCAAACGTTTTGTGAGCAACAACTCCGAGATCATCAGTCCATTTGTCAGTTGGTTTCCTAGTTGATACTTGACGCTGAACGAAGCCTCCCAAGTCTTTACTCATCTCGCTATGAAGGTGACCGGTGAAAAGCTCGCGATTCTGCGCTGTGCCTAACATGAAGCCGAACTCATCGAGGTATTTTGCAAGGTAGTTGTTCTTACCTTTATCACCATGAGTGGCACCAATGAAGTTGCGGCCTAACATTGTGCCTTTGTAATGCTTCAGCGATATATCCCAAGTGATGTTCGGCTGGTTGCTGTAGGCACGTTTCAATAAACGCGCAAACATATATCCAACTGACGGATCGTGGTTACCTGGCGCATACATGACCTCACACTCATTGGCGTTCTTAATGATTGCTTCAATCAGTGTCTCGAAGTATTGCTCCATTTCGTTCACAGTCTCGCCTAGGTCGGTTGTTTCGAGCTGTGTGCCCTTTGCTGTGGTTGAGTTGATATTATCCACATGAGCCAGATCACCGCCCAGAATGAGCAATATTTTGGCGTAATGGCCGCGCTGAATGATCTCTAGCTGACGCTTCAATGACTCGGCATAGACATCAAACGTGTGACCATTGAAGTGTGTATCAAACGCAGGAATGACTAAATAGCGATCTGATTCCACAAAAATAGGAGCCTTGGCTTGATACGGCTCCTTGTGTGTGATGATGTCATTCATCAATGATTCGTATTGTCCTGCTTCAATCAACGGCCTGATTTGTATCTTGCTTTGATACAATGTCGCTTCAGGCGTCTGCTTCCAAAAATTGCTTGTGGCACGTACAAGCTCCCACTTGGTGTAATCATACCCGTGAGCTTCTAAAACCTCTCTAGGCGTCATTTTGTGACCCCTGACAACTTTTAGAATGGTTTCACTGGACTGTGTGCCGTCTGAATCGTATTCATTCTTTAGCGGTTTTTGGAACTCGATGCCAAGCCGTTTTGCTTTACCTTGAAGCGCATCATAGCTAATCCCGAGCTTGTCTGCCGTCTCTCGTCTGGTAAAGCCTTCAGAGGCGAGCTTCCTAATGTCACTGATTTGTTCATCTGTCCACTGCATCTACTCGCCTCCGAAAATATAATGTCCGTGAGCAGTTTGATGACGCTGCTCACATTCTCATGAAGAACTTCCCGAGTTCTTAAGCCCTCGGATTAGGCCCCGAAAGCTTTTTTGTTGCTTAAAAAATTTCGATGAGTTAGAATTAAATTGTTCCCAACAGATACTCATTTTCACTCCTTTGTAATACCCTTTCTTTAGGCTCTCGGCCCCCAACCGAGGGCTATTTTAGTATCTTCTATAAGGAATGTGCTAATATATATATGTGAGCAGTGGCCTTTCTCCTCCAAGTCAACCGCTGCTGCTCACACAAGTATTCCGTTTTTTCATTCTTTTGGCCCTTGGACTGGTCTCTGAGGGCTTTTTTAATCCGATTTATTGCTACATGTGTTATACTCTTTTTCGGTACCGTTGTTTCACCTCAGTAAACACCGGTAGCTAGGCCCTCAGTTAATCGCTCAGAGGGCCTTTTTGTTGCACAAAAATAGCACCTCACCGTTTGGCGGAGTGCTTTAGTAAATAAAAAGATGCCAAAGCGTCATATTAGCTCTCTTGGTTTGTAGCACTAGATTTCGAAACGGCTGCCTTAAGCATATTCCCAGCATCGGTCGGACGTTCAGCATAAATTAACTCTGAAGGATTATTGGGATTAGCGTATGGTGGATTCAGCGTTCCCGAAATAAATTCAGCTAACTTATTTGATTCTAAATCAACGATTGCCATCTGGATGCTTGTCTTCTCAATGTTAGAAAAAACTGGCACTTTGCTAAATGCGGTTGCTACCCATCCAGTATTGTCTCCCTGCACTCTACCATCTACAGCAATGAATGCTTTTGGTCCTGGAACTAACGGCCAATGGTCTGAATTCCGAAGCAGAGTTAGAGCTAGCGGAGAACTTCTGTCTATTAAATTCAAAATGCTCTTGTTCTTAGAAAAAGTGCTTCCCCAATCTTTTTCATTTGCAAGATTACCCAGATAATCAGACATAATATCCAACATATCATCATCTGATGGAGCATCTGACAGTAGGGAGACTATTTTCGAATAGATACTCAGTCCGTACGGATTTGTGAGGAGAGAACTCAACCTGTGAAGGCCCTGCTCTTGATCATCGGTCTTTTGTAGATATTCTGCCAAAAGCAAAGTCTTCTTCATGTCATCCAAACGGTCTTTTAAATGATCCCCCGTATCCACAAGATCAAGGATCAGATCTCCCCATTTGCCGTTTAAGACGTCTACCGCCAGCTGCTTTCCTTTCGACTTGGCAGTATCGACCACTGCTGACCTCACATCCTTACTATCAAGCTTTTTCTGCTCTATTCTCTTATCCAAGCTCATTTTCTCAGCATGCAAAAGATATTCTGGATGCTCAATCATGGCCCGAATTTCCGCTTTCTTGTCCATTTCGTATCACCTCACAAAAATAGTACCCCAGCGTAAACTGGAATACTACATTGAGGTGATTAAGTGAGCACTGCGCAGCCGTTTTCCGCCGGCCAATCTGGTGCACGTTTGATAGCGCAATGTGGCATGCGGGAATCGAACCCGCCTGACTATCGCAGTCAGTCCTCATTGCCACGCCTTGCCACAGCTTTATCATCACCATGGCTCGGAGGAAAAATGCGGTGTCTCAGGTTTCTCACCTTTGGCACAATACCATCATAAGACGTAAAAACAGTTGAAATGTCTCACAAAGGTCTCATCTCGATTTCAACCAATGGACAAATCTCGGCGAATGCAATTAGTGCTTCTCGTTTTGTTCGATAATACTGGGCTTTTGATAAAAACAGCTTGTCCATTATTTGCTTGTCACTATATCGTTTGGTTAAGTAAGAGCTTGTTAGTATAAGCCGATGATTCTCTGATTCCAGAGATTCAATGGCACTTTCACAGCACGCTATATAGTACAGCTCGTCAGCGTGCGATACGAGCTTGTCCTCGGCTTTGTTTCCATAGCTAGGTGACTTAGGCATGCCGTCCATCACAGGGCTTCTTAGCGCTATTTTGGTGCGTTGAGCGAGCCGCTTGTGATGCCAGTAGTTCCCCAAGACCTCTTTGGCGTTTTCAATTGTTTTGTCATGATCAATTGGGCTAAAATATCTCGTTGCTCGCACCACTGCGTCCACTCCTTATGGTATAATTAATTTTGTAAAAGTTTGGGGGATAAGCGTGCCGCGATGGTGCGCTTTTTTGATGCCTTAAACGTGCGTTCAACATGTGCGTTTGCTATACTGTCGTTGGAGGCCAACTCCTAATCTTTGATTTCATTCACTCTCAATCGTACGTTTGGCCTCCGGCACGTCCTTCATCAGACGCGCTTTTTGTTTCCCTAAAAAGCGGCAGACCATTGTTTAATCGTGGTAGCGGCCGCCTTAAAGACTGGATAAAGTGCTTTTACGAATCCGTCCATGCTGTGCTCATGTTTCCTACGCTCATACCTAATACGTGCTCGCATTACCGCTCGATGCCGATCATTCATTTTCTTCATCTCCTTTCCCAGTTAACCCACGCCCGCATTGCAGCACCTGAGATTAGCAGCATGACGGCAATCATCTGTTTCATTTCTGCTTCTCCCTGATTACATCCGAAATGTCCCAAAGCGCAAACAAGATTGCTGATAATGTCAGAAAAACATATGTTTTATAGTATCCGTACACCAAAGTTTTCTCAGGTATAAATGAAACCACAATACATAAAATGAAACTAATCCATGACACGAAACGGTAAGGCCTTATTTTCATTGTTTTCCCTCCAGCCTGCGTCCGCACATCGGACAATAATTAATCATGATTGGATCATCGACCTCAGCATTATCAAAGCCAACAGCTTCGCATGTGTGTATTGCTGCACCGTTTATTTTTTCAGGCTCGATTCTATCCCATTCATTTCCACCAGTCATACCGATTCGAAGGAAGTTGCCAAGTTCTGATTCAATGAGCTTATGTGGCTCATGACAATATGGGCAGTTTTTCTGGTTCTCCGTAAAGGGGGTCGGATTCGACCCCTTTTCCACTTTTTCAATCATTGCTTTCCCTCCAATAGCTGTTTGTCTTCAAAGATGTTGCAAATGTGACGTACTCCTAATCAAATTTGATTGCTGGCATGTTCAGGTGCTCAATCAAGCCAAGGCGTTCCAACCGCTCATAGTTGAGACGCTCGCAGTATAAATCTGCTTCGTACTGAGACCTGAATTCCTTGATTTTGGTTTCGCCATTGCGGCCCACAATCTTGAATTTCATTTTTTTATCAATCCTATCCAGTTGGCTCATTTCTCCGCCTCCAATTTCACGATTTCGCCGGTTTCCTCAACGTTCCAGACACCTAGCACCCATGCAAGGGCGAAGGTGTCCTCATGTTCAAACGTCATCCATGGAGATAAAGAAACTACTGCGGCGTAGCTCATCGCTCCGGATAGAGAGAATTTTTTGTGTTTGAGTTTTACAATCACATCGCCTACCGCTTTCGGAATAACCGGCAGATTATCTGGAAACGCGGCGTCATATCTGGCACGCCATTGTTCTGAACCGTGTGACATGTCAGCCATTAATGCGTTGAACACGTCTTGCTTCGTCTCATTGCTCATCGTCAGTCACCTCCAACTGTTCCTTGTTGTAATCGATGATGCGTTGATAGCCATCATGTGCTTGCCACGCGCAATCATACAGGCCACACAGATCAAGCTTATTAATCGCATTGTTCGCGGCATTGATGGCCTTTTGCGCAGCGTCTATGTCGGCTTTATTCGTCATCGCTATCACACCAGACTTTCTCGCAGTCGCCCAGTCCGTAGTGCTCAATCTCGGCGTCAGTGAACCATTTCTTGTCGGTCATGCCTTCTAGGTAGTAAGAGTCACCCGCGTTGCAATATTCATCGTCAACCTTATAGAAATAGCTATCGTCCGTATGTGGCACCTTGACGTTGTATTTCTTCTCCTTTGCCACGGTGTAGTCGTTGACGTAAGCATTCATAAGCAGCTCTTCATCTTCATCGTAGTGAGAAATATAGCTGGCCGGAAACTCAAAATCATGTGCACCTTCAACGATTTCGGCCTGTTCCTTGGTTAGGACTACCTTTTTAGTCTCCTCAACGAGCGTAACAACGTGGGCTTTGCGGCCCATGCTTTGAGCCTCCGCATAGCTCTTATCCTTGAATAATGTTGGGTTATTGGAGTACCAAATTTCCGTTTGCATGCCGTCTAATGACATCCATTCGCCTTCATCGTTCTTTACCGCGTACAGTTTTTCTTCGCTCATTTTTCGTCCTCCTGTTTAATTGGCACTAGTTTGTATTCCACATCTTCATACATGACGCCTACGACCTTGCCAGTCTTTTTGCTGATGTAGATGTCATCGAACGTGTCGTATCCTGTTTTCATTGGTCGGCCTCCTTTCCCGCTGCTAATTTCTGAATGGCTTCGTTGTATCTTTCTGGTATATCTGTTGATTCAATGTGATTTTGTTCAGGTTCTAGCCATTGTCGAATATCAAATTCTTGTTCAACGTCTTTGCTGTGTGGCATCACATTCACTGTGCTGAAATGCAAATAGTCGTCTTCATCGTTTTGAATGAAATATACTTGTCTAGCAGCACGTGTCAGACTGTCACCATGAACAATTGTTGCGTTCATGCCGCGAATGGCACAGTTGAATATCAAAAACGGCAACGTGCTATCGCCAAGCTCCTCAAGGTGATAAAAATACATGCTTGGCCGATAATCCCACGGCTTGTGCTTCAAGCGGTCCTGTTGCCATCGTTGAATCATCATTGAGCCAGTCCCAGCAGCAACCTCGTAATACTCGCTACTGTCATTCGATCCAACGAGCATGTTCACGAGCTTGCTGATACTCTCCGGAGTGAAATCTTGTTTCTTGTATTTGCGGTCAGCTTGAACGCTCATGAAATATTCTGAGAACCAGTCATGTGATACGTCTGTACTAACATCCAAAAATTGCTTAAAAAGCTCGTTACGCTTTTGCTGATCCATGACAATGCCCATCAATGCTGCTGGTGCCTGCTGTGCCTCGCGAACACCTAACAGTTTGTGAACAATGCCAGCCGTAAACACGATTTTTTTATTCATTTTTAATGTCCTCAATTTGAACGATTGCTTTGAATATCGGCAGTATTTGCTGTGGCACTACCGCATTACCTAATGCTTTAAGTCTGTCCAACCCTTCGGAAATCCCATCATCGTTTCTTGGAATTCTGCGGCTTGTACTGGCGAGTACTCGAGCACCTGAAGCAAGTATGTGTCGCGCATTGTTCCAGCGTGACGTTTGCCCTTCTTCGGCATTAGTCCACGGTGCAAGCTCCCAATCACGTCCGCTTTGTTTACCTTTTTCCACGCAAACCCGTCGCTTGCTGTCGGCGTGGGCAACAATGAATGTTCTAAGCCTCTGATGTGGGGCGCCAACGGCCAAAGCTGGAAGTACAAATGACCGTGCTTGGTAACCCGCACTTTCCAAGTCAGAAAGCGTTCTGTCGAGTTCCATATTTGCGAAGTTAGCAACATTTTCTCCAACAACCCAAGTTGGCCAGATTTGCTTGATAATTCTAAACATTTCTGGCCAGAGGTCGCGGTCATCTTCCGTGCCTTTTCGCTTCCCGGCAATACTGAAAGGCTGGCAAGGGAAGCCTCCGGAAACAATGTCAATTGAGTCAGGGCTGATTCCTGCATTTGTGAGTTCTTCTCGATCAAGTTTTGTCACGTCCTTAAAAAGTGGCACATCTGGCCAGTGCTTCTGTAAAATCATGCGTGGGTAGTCAGCGTACTCACACAAACCGGCAACTTCAATCCCAGCCATTTGTTCAGCCAATGCGATGCCACCAATTCCTGCAAATAACTCTAGTGCTCTCATTAATTGGCCTCCTAAAGCTGTTCTTCCGTGAATAGCCCTGTGTGATAGTCATATCTAGCAATCGTGAGTAGTCAGGTTTCGTCCTCTACTTTCTTGATAATCAGTGGTTCCGGAATATCGACTTTAATGTCATCACCACGGGTGTTGCGTGCCTTTTTGTGCTTGGACATGTTCTCGTTAATCCAGCGGATACACCTAGATTGATACTTGGCTCGGTAATACTCGGTTCCTGTGTTTAATCCTGCTACTACGTACATTTGTTTTCCTCCAATAGCTTCACAGCATCGTCTGCCGATCTGCATACGCCGTAAATTACTTTTGTTCCTGATATAGCGGCCGCAAAGCGTTTTTGATCTTCACGAAGTCTTCCTTTTTCGTTTTTGCATTCAACCAGTACAGCACGTCCGTCCGCCTTTCTTATCGCAGTAATATCAGGCCACCCAGGCGGTGGTCCTGCGTTAAAAAGTCTTCCGTCCACAGTTCTTACAGTTCCTACGTTCGTTCTAGCGACAATGCAACCGTGTTCTGATAGTGCCAGCATGATTTCTGATTGAATGGCATGCTCTGATTTCATGTATGCTCCTTTCAGGGAGGATCTTAGGGAGGATGAATAATTGCCACAATCCCTACTGCTACAAGGGTTAGGCACTATTTTTTGTGGTTAGGGAGGATGAATCGAAAAACAAAGTTTACACTATACTTTTTTATATTTATCTATATATACTTTTTAACTATTCATCCTCCCTAAGAAGAAAATATAGGCTGTAACCTACGGCACGTAGGCGTTTCGCAAAAAAATCATCCTCCCTGTCATCCTCCCTAATTGTTTAGAAAGTTAAGCCTCGGGTCAGATTTGATACGTATTCCAAGATAGAAGAAACTTCCTCGTTTATGCTTGTCGAATTTCTTCTGCATTTCTGCACCAAACTTTTGTTTGCGCATCTTGTACTCACCTGATTTGTCGCACCAGTCAACATATGTTTGGTAAAGCTGACCAGCAGCGGCCTGATATCCAGGCCCTTTTTCACAGCAATCATTGATAAACAGTTCAAGAACATCCATTTCTGTTCGGTACTCATTGCTTGCATCTTTCACACTCTGCGGCGGCTCTAATCCTTCGCGCTGCCACTTAAGTGCTCCATCAACTGCCCAATTTAGAATCCCGATTGATTCACGTTCAAGCTTGTATGTCAGCCTTTTGTCTACCTGATCTACTGGCACTTGATGAGTAAATGGAATCAGCATCAATCTCCGCCAGATACCATCATCTGTTCCTCGAATAATGGGCTTGTGGTTAGTTGACAGCCAAAGCTTGAATTCTGGTTTGAATTCGAACTCTGATCCGTATAAAAAACGTGCGGTAACAGATTCTCCTCCGGTTAATTCTTTGATAAGTCCTTCATCTAGTCGGACGCCTTCATTCGGTTCACTTGCAGATACCAGACGAGCTCCCTTTAGTCTTGCAATATCGCTGTTGGCACCCCCGCTAGACTGCTGAACCATAATTGATTTAGCCTGCATCGTGCGTGAATAACTTCCAGCTATGTGCTTGAGAGTATCCATGAAAACAGATTTGCCATTTCGCCCTGATCCATAAAGGATAAACATAACCTGCTCTTCAACTGATCCTGTTAATGAGTACCCGACCGCTTTTTGAATATAGTCAATTAATTCGTTGTCTCCATTGAAAGTCTGATTCAAAAAGGCTTGCCATTCAGGACACTCAACAGTGTCTGAATATTCAACGTTTGATTTCTTCGAGAACATTTTATTGATGTCATGCTCGTGAAGGGTCCCATCAGATAAATCAATATATCCGTTGTCAACATTCATTAAGGTCTGATCAGCATCAAATTCATCAGTTGTCACCGGTAGACGATGTTGAATCTCATCTTCAAGCGCTCTTTTAGCACGATTTCCACGACTGGTTTTGCAAAACTTTGCCCATTCCTTCTCGGCTTTTTCCGGATCAACATCAGGAGGAGTTTTTGGCTTTTCATTTTTCAAGTCAGCAACTACTTGGTCAATCATGGTTCGCAATAAGCCACGCTTATCAAGTTCCCAGAAGCTACCATTGTAGATATACCAATCCTTATCGATATAGCTGTACCTCGCGACATCACCATATCGATCAACAAACCTATCTGCATTGCCTGTGTCATCCCACGAACGAGGAGGAAACGCTTTTGGCTTTCCAGTGTCAGTAATAAATCCAAGCTTATATTTAGGCTTTTCATGTTTCGGCTGATAAGTATCACGCACATCATTAATGGCTCGGTTGAGCGTTGAAACGCCGTAGGTTGTTTTGCCGTGCTTCTCGTCCCACTTTGGTCTCATTAACGATGACTGGCGGAATATACTGTCCATCCGGGTGAAATCTCTGCCTGTCCAAAATGCCAGGTCATTTGCAAATGCCAGATCAGCCTCCGATTGAGATGGATATAATGGTTCCCAGCCTCCGTTGAGCAGTTTCTTAATTCGATCACCACTTTTAGATTTCAGCATTTTAATGATGATCTCATCTTCAGAAAGATTATTAGGTGCTAAATTGTACCTGCTGGGCAAATCGATGACGGTTTTTGGCTCCAAATACTTTGTATATATCCGCTTGAATTCCTCTTTTGTTGGAGAATTGATTGAATGAAACTTGCCAATCTCATCTCCCGTCATTGCAAAGAACCGCCCGCTTTGATACATCTCAACATTAGCTTTTCTTCGGCGTGTACCGGGTATTTCGCCTTTGACAATGATATGAATACCAGTACCAGACATTGACCTTTCGGTATATGACCTGAAAGTATTCATGAACTCCCATGCGACATTGTCGTCAGTTTGTCCCTCTTCTAGTCTCTCCAAATCATCGCCAATATGATCAACGTCAATTCCTACATATCCGTTTGCAAAGAAAAATCCAAGTCCGTCAAGGTCATAAGCCTGTAATGCTGTGATTGCTTCTTCAAAAGTTACCCACTGTTTCGAGTCCGTTGAGCTTGTTTTTGTGCCAGTTAAGGCAGAATAAGGAATCTTAGTATATTTATTTTTCTCTGGTTGCCAGATTCGGTGAAAGCAGCCCCATTGTTTTAGGGACCGTAGTTCTGCTGGAATGCGTTCATACATTCTTAATCCTCCTAGAATGGCAAGTCGGAATCGTCAACCGGTTCATGAGGCTGACTTGGTTGAGAATCATCCTTAAATTTGTGAGCAACTTGTGGATACTTGCTAGCATGAACACTCCACGGGGCCACTGTGTTCCGATCACCATATTCAGGGTTTTTCTCAACTTTGACATAAACTCGTACAGGCTTGTGATAAATAGCCTTGCAGAAATCATCGACGCTATTTAATGGAGTGCCTTCAGGGATCTTTGTCGCTTCCAATACATACTGGAGACCGTCCATATCGTATTGGTTCGTAGCTTTGCGCTTCCAGTTATCGAAAAAGACAACTCGGTTATGATACTTTCCATTAGTTTTTGGCTCTGCTGCATCAAGATCATTGCGAACCGTGAGACGTAGCTGTAGTGATTCCGATCCCCTCTTGGTTGCAATTTCACCGGCTTGCGTAATGACCATTTCATATTCACCCTCTGGAAGTGGTGAAAAATCGTTTTCCTGATTCTTGCTATAATCTGCGGTAATGAATGACATATTAGTTTCCTCCTAAATATTTATGTTCGGCAGCTTTACGGGCTGCGATGGCTTCGTCTTTGGTATTGAATGTTCCAAGCCAAATCCTTTTTTTATTAATTTTGATGTAAGCGCCCCATTTTCCGGTGCGAAGCCTTGAAACTCCGGGGTATCCAGAAGTGTTGTTACTTTGTAAATATTTACGTTGCACAGCATTAAGCTTGTTTCCTGATCCAATTCCAGTTGTGCTCCCACTGCGTAGTGCTTCGTACCAGTAAACTTTTAAATCTCCTGTACGGTTATTCCTAGCAAGAACACGTTGACTCTTCCCACGCACTTCGGCGTAACCCAAGACTTCAATATTTCCGAATGTTTCACCGGTATGATCAATCGCTGGTCTACCCATCTATGCTCGCTTCCTTTCCTTTAGCCATCCCCTAGCCACAATCTGGTGGTAAGCCCATCCGGGTTTATAGCCACGTGCTTTTGCAATTGCGTACATGTCTTCAGGTGACTCGGCATCTTCGGCTTTCATTTGTCCATATTTGGTTTTTGAATAGTCCGCAACTATTTTGAATACTTTCTTGTCTACCTTTTTTAATTTTGCCGTAGGATCAACTTCAAGATCAGCACCGTCTGCTCTGAATGAATATCCACAAAGTGGGCATTGCTTAACCTGTGCAGGAACGATTCCGTAACATTTTGGACAGCTCTTGATCGCAGGTCCGTCTGATTTACCCCTGCGTTTTTCCTGCTTAGGTCGATCTTTAAGCGACCATTCACGGTCAGCATCAGGAAGACCAAAGCGATAAACGTTCGCAACGTGATCAATAATGATTGCCCTTTTGTTCGGCCTATAGCGCATTCCTCGCATCGATTGCTGAATGTCAAGAACAAGAGAAGCAGTTGGCCTCAGCATGATGACAACGCCACATTCGGGAACATCAAACCCTTCTGAGATGAGATCGACGTTTGATATGATTCTAATTTTTCCATCTTTAAAGGCTGTCATTGCTTCATCACGATTCAAAGCAGGCGTTTTGCTGTCAACATGAATGGCAGATATACCGGCAGCATTGAACGTTGCCGCAACTCGCTTGCTTTCTTCGATACTGTGGGCATAGATAATAGCCTGGCGTCCATTGGCCAAATTCTGGTAGTGACTAACAACATCACCAAAAATCATCTTTGTATTGGCCTCATCAATCGACTTTGTGGAATAATCACCAGTTGATGATTTCTTTAGCTTTTCAACGTCAATTAATGTTGGCGCATAGTAGTCAAAAGGCGCTAAGTAGTGATGTTCAATTAGCCATTTAACTGTTGGCCCCTCAACCATGGTTTCATAAACATCCCCCAGTCCCTTTCCTGAAAGTCTCCATGGGCTTGCTGAAAAACCTAAGCGTGGAACGTCTTTATAAAACCCATAAATTTTTAGGTAAGTCTTTGCCAAACTGTGATGTGTTTCATCAGTGATGATTAGAGTCGGTTTTGGCAATTTTCCTAAGCGTCTAGCAATTCTGCCAACAGTCATGATGGTGCATTTGTTCAAATCAACTCCGTTTGCAATAAAAGTCTTCGTGATTTGATCAATAAGTTCTTTTCTGTGAACGGTGAACATAACGTGCCCGCCCTTCATGACTGCCAACCTAGCTATTTCAGCGATGATAACTGATTTACCAGATCCCGCTGGGCTGACTAGCAGTACAGACTTGTGACCGTCAGCCAGCTTTTCTCTTGCTTGATTAACTAGCTTCTTCTGGTAAGGATGAAGCTGAAACATCACTGTCACCTCCAAACTTAAAGAGGTCCTCAATGGCGCACGCAGTTCGATCATCCAAACGATTTTTTGCAAATATTGCATCTGAACCTGCAAGAATAACTCCTCGGTGGCTTGTCTTTGTGCTGATGACTACGCGTCCTACAACGTCTGTTAGGCCTAATAACCCGTCACGTACGCTGTCGCGAATTGCTGGTGCATACTGGCTGAACGATTGTCCAGTTTCGCTTGTAATGTCTCGTGTGTTCTCCCAAGCGGTTACTAGCACGTTAACTGGTGCGTCCATGAAGATCATGGTCATGATACGGGCAAAGTAATTTGTCCATCTTGAGTAATCCTGAAGCTCGTTGCCAATGCCGTTTTTACTGTGCCTGCCCATCTCGACAAACCAGTCTTTTTCGAACGCTGATACGTTGTCGATCACCAGATTGTCATATCCGGAAACACGTTCAGCCAGATTTTTCAGAAATTCTTTCCATTCTTCGCTTGGCTTACTTCGGTCAAATGGTTGCACATCGATGTTCGGTGCACCAGATAGCACTTTTGAACTGTCATCCAGATCTAGCACGAGTGTTTTGCCATTAAGATTGCGGATAGCTGACGTCTTACCGACACCAGGCTTTCCATAAATCAAAACTCGCCAGTTCTTTGTTCGATCAATTGAAGATGCATGTTTAATTGGCTGCATCTACCGCACCCCCATTAATGCCCGAAACGGGTCGTAAATATTTTCGATTGAAACCCCATAGTATTCAGCCAACTGTCCCGCTAGTTCTGCACTAACTTTGTGAATTCCGCGTTCCCACATACTTACTGCTTGGCGTGTTACACCGAAGTGCTTGCCAACATCGCCCTGGGAAAGCCCGGCTTCAATGCGTGAAAGGCGAAGATTGGCTGCAATACCTTTTGCATCAATGGACATCTACCGCACCCCCAGTCCAATGTTCTCAACCAGTCGCGCATTTGGTACCTCACGGCCAGCTTGTAATGCTTTCTTCAAGTCGGCTTTGTTGACCGTCAACGTGGTCTTAATGAACTCTGGTGGCAACTTATTCGGGTCTTCTGGTGCTTCCACGCTCACTGTTCTGCGAGTGTAAATACTGAACAGTGGTGTATGAATGTGTTCACGACCAGTTTCAACCATCGCTTGCGCCAATCGTGATTTGATTGTCGCAGCGTTTTTCTTGGCACTTGTCTTTCGTTCTTGCAAACGCCTGATTTCAGCGTCGATTTCTTTGACGTCTGCTTCGACTGATTTATAGACTTTGACATAGCCAACAGCCTTATCGTCAAAGTCGCCCTCAACCATTTCCATCGTGTCAGCAATAGCTTTTGGATCAGCCTTGCCACTTTCTGCCAGTCGTTGCAAACTGGTCAATTTGTCTGTTAAGTCGTATAATACTGACATATAATATTTTCCTTTCTATCAGTCGTTGGTCTGGACGCCAGCGGCTTTTTTCATAGCTTGTTTGATAATAAATAGGATCGCATGTGCGCCATCTTCTTGACCCATCGCATACGTTTGATGAGGGTCTGTATTGTTCGTCCCATAGTCGGTAGCAACCTTGTGATATTTGGCGATTTGACGGTTAGATTCAGCTAAAATGTGCTCGTATACTTCATTGGTCATCACGTCATCCCCTTAGTTTCGCTAGTCGTGCACGTAGCTTCTCGTTCTCGGCAAGCAACATCTTTGCAATTGGTGTGTGGTTGCCACGCATAATGTCTAACGTCAATTTGTTGTGTTCGTTCATCAAATCACCAATGGTACGTTCTGATTCAGTCAATCCACTGCCTCCAATTTCCGCTGTGGCCTAAGCAGTGACCAATGATCACGCCGAAGGCACCACCAATTAGTAAATATTCAATCATTATTTGCCCTTCTCTCTAAGCGATCTTGAAATCTCTGGGAACCATTTGTCTAAGAAGTCGAGCCATGGTTTCGGATTAAACAGATACCCCTTTTTGCCAGGCGGTGGATATGAAACCACGGTGTCTTGTAAAAACTTGTGAAAGCGTGGGACGTTCAAGATATTGTTAACTACCCACGTGTTGTTATGCCCTTCGACATAGCTTGTTGCGGTGGTGAGCGTCCACATGCCTCGTGCTGCTAGCTTGCGTTTTAACTCTTGGTTCTCCTTGATCATCTTTGCCAGTTCTTCTTCATCGACCGCTAAATACTTTTTACTTGAAATCTGCTTATTTTCGACAATTTGTAACAGTTCCATGGCGTTTCCTCCTTTCCTGTGATCGCCTCCTGACGGATAATGAAACCGAAAGGAGGTGATTGTTTTGGAGCCTAAAAAGATTGATGATGCTCTGCAACGGGCAGTCGACAAGCTTGAGCCAGAACTCAACGTCACTATTCATGCTAGTGACGTTATTGATGCTGTTTCTGAGTCCAATAAGGACAGCAAAAGTTTCTCAATTCGTTTAATTCAGGAAACCCTGCACGAACTTTTTGATGATCGCAATTAATCGCTTGTGATGGCCGTTAATTACAATGTTGGTACTCATGTCTGCTGAAATCTTAGAGTGTCCATTGGTGTTGCTGACATTAATGGGCATTTTTTCATTGCGTTCGTTCATACCGTCATCCCCTTATGTCGCGTTATTGCGACTTTTTTCTTTAAAAAAATATCAATTGCTTCCTGATCGCTAAGAGGGATGAATTGCATCATTTTGAATATTTCTTGTGCCGTGAAGTCTTTTCCACCCCGCTGCATTTTCCTAAATAATGTGCTTCTCGCGATCCCTAATGCTAAAGCTAGAGAATCTTGAGTGACATGTCGTTCTGTCATAAGTCCCTTTAAACGATCCAAGTTCACATTAACCATATATGATTCTCCTTTCTGTCGCATTCCTGCGACTTGATGAACTAAGCATAAATCCCTTATAAGCACTTGTCAATATAAAAATCGCAAATACGCGACTTTTATTGTTGCAATTTTGCGACGTGGGTTTATAATTGTAGCCATACAGGAGGTGCCACATATGAACGTTGGAGAACGAATGAAAACTATTCGTAAAGAAAAAGGCATTAGCGCAGATTCTCTTGCCGCCAAAATTGGCGTCTCTAGATCAACGGTTTTTCGATATGAAAAAGGAGACATCGAAAAGGTTCCAATTGAAGTAGTTGCAAAGGTAGCGAATGCCCTCGATATTAAACCAGAAGTTTTAATGGGTCTGAAAGCTGACACCGTTGTGGATAAGATTCATGACACGGTGGTTCAACTCCACCCTTCACGTCAGCAGAAAGTCTACACGTACGCGGAAAAGCAGCTCAATGAGCAGCAGAACCCCGATAACGTTGTCAGCTTAGATGAAGCGCGTGTAGAACGTAATCTTGATGAGCCAGCGTTCAATGTTGAGGTTGATGGTATTGTTGCCGCTGGATATGGTGCCTTTAATGATGATCGCTATGAACCAATGGACACGGTCAAGATTCCGGATAGTGCTATACCGCTACACTATGATTACTGTTTCAAAGTTGTCGGCGACAGTATGCATCCTACCTATGATGATGGTGAGTTTGTCTTTGTTCAAAAAACACAAGATGTTACTAACGGCATGATCGCGGTAGTTGATATTGATGACATGACATTCATCAAAAAACTGATATTCGAGCAAGATCGTCTGTGCCTTCGGTCATTGAACGATGACGTAGATGAAGAAACTGGCGAACGTATCTACCCGGACTTCTACGCTGACGACACAGACAATATTGAAGTGATTGGTAAAGTTGTCGGATCATACGCATTCAAATAATCTTACGTCCAAACTCTGATCGACGTTAAAAGCTGGGAAAAATAAAAAGCCCCAATCCGCTTGAGCGAATCAGAGGCTTAAGTTTGAACAAAATAATTATATTAATGGAGGAAAATCATGAAGAATGTTAAATGTGTGCTTTGCGGTAGCAATAAGCTTGGATTTTATCGTTTGCATGTACAAGACGGGGTTATCTGCCACTCATGTTTAAAAGGAACCCCAATCGGCGAATATGGGGCTTCCTTAATTGAACATAAGCGAAGCCTTGCGGCCTTTTGGGGATCTCGCAATACATCTAAGGATTTTCAAGAACTGACCGAAGATGGAAAACCGATTGACCTGTCAGCCTATAAGAAAAATGCAAAAAACGAGGATAAAGCTAAGTATCAGACCATAAAGCAAGAATTTATTCAGCATGATAGTGCCAAATTTGAAAATGTTTATTTCGATGACAATCTCAAACGGATATTGATTGATACAACACTTTTCAACAAGAACTATACCGTAAAAGACTACAGCACAATTGTTGGCTACCATCCAACCGAAACCGGACATTCAGATCAAAAAAAGAAGCATGGGATAACGCGGACTCTTGCCGGCGGTGCACTCCTTGGTCCAGTTGGCGCTATCGCTGGAGCAGTTAGCAGCCGAAGCAAGCAATACGATGTGATTGACAGAATATCAGTAACGATAGCATTCAGCGACGGTAGCTCTCACGAAATTAAAATTCTATCCGGGCCAATAAAGCCTGGATTGGCCACTAATATGTCCGAAAAAGAACTAGCCTCACTTACTGCAAAACTAGATGGCATAATGTCAAGTGAACAAGCAACTCACCATTCTCAAGCTATGCAAGTAGCAAGCGGAGCAGACGAAATCATCAAATACAAAAAGCTTTTAGATGAGGGCATTATTAATGAACAAGAATTTAACGCTAAGAAGAAACAACTTCTAGGACTGTAGTTCCTTCCCCCACGCAAGCGGCAGTATTAGATTAAAGCTGGAAAAATAAAAGTCCGCTCAAGAGAACAAATAAGAGATGGTTAAAATTAATAATAGAATGATTCAGTCTACCATAAGTCCTTACTGGTTAATCGCCACTGATGATGACACCCACACGCCTGAAGACTCGGCATATGTAATGAATGACTTACTGGCAGAATTTGCCAGCATGGTACCAGTTGATCTAAATCGGAGAATGATCATATCCAATGACAATAATCGTCAATTTCCCATAACACTATTCAATCATGAAGCTATTGTACTCGCGACAAAGGGCAGCGCCTACTATTGTCAAAACGTGTATCAACTTTCGCATGAGTTGATACATTTTGCAGTTGAAGGCAACACTCCTGCTACATGGTTTGAAGAAACCATGTGTGAATTGTCATCACACATATTTCTTAGGCGTCTTAAAAACTGTTGGAGCTTGGACAGCGACCGCAGGAAGAAGGCATATGCCAATCATTTCTTGGAATATAGTAAAAACGAGTTAAAAAAACGAAGACATGTGAGGACTACGGACTTGTCAAATAAAGGTTCCGACCTCAACGAGTATCTGAAGAAACAAAATGAAGATAGAGAGGTAAATCGTTATATTGCTTATAGACTACTTCACCTTGCGTCAACGCAGAAAGGCTTCTGGTCATTCGTACCTTACTTACGGGATATTCCTTATGATAATGGCCTGAACGAATACTTGAGCATTGTGAAGTCTAGAGCGGACTCACAATCTATTCAGACTTTGAATTTAATTGCTTCGCAGCTACTTTGATATCATTTTCAAAATCAAATGGAATCCCCGGAATTCCCTGGTCATCGCCACGCGCACTTGTGTCAATTCCAATCCGTTGTAGACCCCGATTCAGTATATCTAACTTCTGTGAAATTTCCTGAAGTTCAATAAGAATTTCATCACTTGCAAAATGTTTTCTCATAAAAATGTACACCCCTTAGTTTTGAAATGACATAAATTCACTTTAAGAAAATAAGCGTGAAATGTGTTCACGTTTATAATAGCACACAGTAAGAGCTTTAACCTTGACATTGCTACTATACAATTTTCCCGCCTTTCCCCCATGCAAGCGGCGTCTCCGTGCAAGCCGGAGAGTGGGGCTTGTATCGCATACCAAATAAAGGATGTGAGTCATCATGCTAAAAAAGATAGTTGCCATCTTACTCATTGTTTTGTTGGCTGGCGCAACAACCGCTTGCGCTAGTGATCAAGACGATGATCAAGATGTCGAGCAGTTTAACTGAGCGTTGGCGGGATACAAAAGCTTGGTATTTAAGATAGGAGACAGCAAAATGGATCGGCCAATAATTAATGCCATCTACTTCACGGAGAAAGACAAATCCAAACCGATGATGGTGCTCCCGTTAGATAGCACTAAACTTCACATCGATATTCACGTTCAAGTCATTAATTTCACTTTAGATAAGCATACGTTAACTTTGTCCGTAAGCGATCAGAACGGAAACGTTATGCTCGAAGCTAGCCAGCAACCCATGGACGCCTCTTCATTGAAGGCAAGAGGAACATATGGCATTGTTGATGCAACTCTTTTCGTTGTATTTGACAAATTAGAGCTTAAGGGAGTGAATCGGCTAAGGTTTGATATATCCTTCGATAATGATGCTAAGGCTACTGCATATCTGTTTGTTTCACGAGGTGACAAGAATGATTGATGCCGGGATTAGCAAAGTTATCTTTAGAACTGATACAGAGATAAAACGATCCTCTTCTATAAGGGCATTCATCAAGGGATATAGGATTACTACGGCAACGGGTAAAAGCAAAACAGAGTATAATAAAACCAAGGAGGCGGATAACATGACAAATGAAAATACCGTGACTCAAGATCAATTAAAGTTTGCAGAGCAAGACGCTAATCACAAGCTTGATATTATCAACATAAAGATTGACGCACTAACAAAATCGGTTAATGCAATTTCAATCAAAGCTGACGGACTCGATGAACTAAAAACTACTACTGCTGTTTTATCTGAAAAAGAGTCGACAACACGGGCTTTGGCATGGGCCATTGTTGTTGCCATTGTTGGAGGCCTCATTAAGCTGATTCTTTTTTAGTCAAGGCAAGGTTCATTTCAGGCTCACAGCAACGTGGGCTTTTGTTTTCTCTAACTTATTTTTTCACAACTCATTCTCCTTATAGGAGGTATCATCTATGAAAACAATTACAGTAATCTCTTATAAGTTTGGCGAAAAAAGCTGGAAAAACTTCGAAGGAGAACCTATCAAAAAATATGAGCACTCAGTTCTCCTAGACATTTCAAACACCGAAGTCTTCAGTGATAAAGAAAAAGCAGAACTAAATTACAAGATCGTTGTCCCCTTTTCTAGAATTAGAGAGAAACGATTCATCAAAGATATTCCACTCAGTAACGTAAACGAGGCGCTTAACAAGAAAAAAGCAAGTAGGAGAAAGTAACGACAAAAAGCGCCTACCCAAGCGAATGGGTAGACGCCTAACAGAACGTGACTGCATGGTTAGGTGCAATAGCACCCGTCTGTATTGTAGCACAAGGAGGTGTAAATGTGGCCAGTATTAGTAAGCGTGGCAAAAAATGGCAATATCGTGTCTCTTACAAGGATAATGATGGAACACGCAAGTATGTCAACAAGGGTGGCTTCCCCTCAAAAAAGGCTGCTGATATAGCGGCAATCGAAGTCGAACGTCAGCATAATCGCGGTGCAAATTTGGATCTTAACAAGATAACGTTAATCGACTACTGGGACAAATGGATTGAGCTGTACAAATCTGGTAAGCATTCTCGTATCACCGAAGCCCGGTATAAAACAATTCGTAAACAGTTATTAGCCTACTGGGGCGAAAGCCGTGAACTAAAATCAATTTCAAAATCAGACTGGCAGGCATTTATCAATGAGTTTGGCAAAAAAAGGGCTAAAGATACAGTCAGCAAATTGAATGGCTATGTTCGCTCAATGGCTGATTCTGCCGTAGATGACCAAATAATATATACTAACTTCACTCATAACGTTGTCCTCACTGGTAATGAGGGCCAAGCAGGAATCATCAAATATTTGCAAGTAAAGGATTTGCGCAAGCTCGTCAATTACTGCCTAGAATTTGCAGACTACGAGCATATTGCTTACTACATCATCGCAACCGGGGCACTGACCGGAGCTAGGTATTCTGAAGTTCTTGGGCTCACGTGGGATCATGTTGATCTTAAAAAGCGCGTTGTACACATTACCAGAACGTGGGATCACAGATATGGGAGCGGCTTTGCTGCTACTAAGAACAAATCAAGTGTACGTGACATCGACATCACGAGAGAACTTGCAGACTTGCTTTTACGTCTCAAGAAAGAACAGCAAGAGGTCTACCTTGCTCAGGGATATCGTGATAGCAAACAACTATTATTTCGCAGCATACGGCATAACATGCTATCAAGCACGGCAATTAATAAGGATCTAAGGACGATTCAGAAGACTCTCGACATTTCCCCCGCGATTACTTTCCATGGGCTTAGACACACTCACGTTTCCTATTTGATTGCCAATCACGTTGACATTAACTATATTTCAAAAAGACTTGGGCATGCCAATACAATGATCACTCAAAAAGTCTACGCTCATCTTCTTGAAGATCAAAGAAAAGAGCAGGTATCCCAGACGCTACAAGCACTTTCTAGACTTTAGCTTGTGCACATTTTGTGCACCGGAGGAAAAAAACAACCGAAAATAAAAGGAAACAAAAATCCCGAAATGCCTTTATACCAGCATTCCGGGAAGCTATAGAAAGCATCTAGAAGCATAAAAACGGAGAGTAAGTGCGAAAATAAACGTATATACAATAGTATTAAACCACATTTTGTGCATATTTTGTGCACAAAAATAAGCCTCCCGCCATTACTGGTAGGAGGCATTTTTGTTATCGGATATACAGGCTTTCGCCCGGATAAATCAGGCTATAGATTGATTTGCCGTTGTTAGCGGCTAACGTGTACATGCTGATGCCATACTTTCTGGCAATACTCCAGAAGCTGTCACCAGAGCGGACCGTATAATACGTGTGGCTTACCGGTGAGGTGTATCCAGACGAACGCGAGCCATAGCTCTCACCACCATTTACGCCCAAGGCAACATAATGATACCTGCCTGAGTAGCTGAGATAACGTGCCCAAACATATGTGCCACGGATATACACGTGATCATAAATCACACTTTCACCGGGTGCATAGCTACCAACGGATGCATAACCGGTGCCGGCACCAGTGCGGATGTTAACAGTCGTGGAAGGCTTGAAAACACCAGTTTGCGCATAGTCAGTATCACTGGCTGCATTTGATTTTGCTGGCTGGCTTGGTGCCGGTGTTACAGGCACTGACGGAGTTTCTGGCTGCTTCGAGTATCCATTATCGGTGACACCAAGCAAATCAACGTTACCATCTAAGCCGCCTAAGACATGCATGGAGGTAAACTGCCAAATAGCAACTCCGTCCATGCTTGGGAACCAGTTGTAGTCTGGTACCGAACGCACCTGATAATCAGGGTAAGCAGCAATCCACAACGAGTTAGGGAATGCCGCGATAATCCGCTTGTAGTCAACATGAGCCAATGTGTATGGCTTGTAACTATAATACATGGGCGTATAACCAGCAGCGGCGATTCGTTCCATGCCATAAATGATGGCATCTGTGTTAGCCTGCACGTCACCAGAGGCACCATCCTCATAGTCCAGCGCTACAATTGAACCTTTGGGAGTCTGAACACGCGGCAGATAATAGTCAAGTGCTTGCCGACCAATGTCAGAACTGCCACCTACCCCATACCAGATATAGGTGTGAGCACGAAGGCCGTTAGTTTTGGCAGCCTGTACTTGACCGCCGTAAGTCCACTGATCAATTAATGTGCCACCATAAGTGCCACCGATTTGGGCAATAGCAAACTTGTTGTTGGCGCCATACTTTCCTGACGCACCTTGATACTTAGCCCAATCAACACCGATATCACCCTTAGCTGCGTTCACTTGCGATGGCAGGGCAAAAGAAATAGCCGCCAAGAAGGCGACTACCAAGGTGATGAGTTTAGTTTTTAATTTCATGGTGCCCTCCTTATTGCTGTGGAGCAACAGATGTCGGTGCTGATTCAGCTGGTGCTGCAGATGCTGGTTCTGGTGCTGCTGAAGATGCCGGAGCGACAGCTGGAGCCGCAGAACTAGCAGCTTCTAAAGCTGCCTGATCGGTCTCTTTATCCGCTTGCAGCGCCTTAATCTGATCCTCTAGGGCCTTGATCTTAGCTGCCTTGGTGGTAATGAGTGCCGGGTAAGCTAACGCCTGTTGGCTGTCGCTGACGCCCTCTGTGGTTGGGTCAACGGCAACCCCCACAATGGTCAACAGTGCAAATACTGCATTGATCACTGCGGTGAGCTCCTTGCCCAAGTTGGCAAAATCCCAGTTGTAACCGAAAACCGCTGCCACTGTTTGTACAACCAACAAAGCTGCCGGCACTAATGCCAGCCAGAATTTGACGCTTAATACTCGTACTTTCCAATTAATCTTCATACTGAACATTCCTTTCAGTTTTTAATCCGAAGTTGCAAAACTTTGTTATATAGCGCTTCGCCCGTTCCGTTACCTCCCAGTGCTTTGTAGCTGCGGAAAAGGTAATTAAGATCGTCCAAGTCGTCCGTGCTGATACACCCAACCTCGATATGATGGTTACACAGCATGTAAACCTCATGATGAAGCAAACCGACAAGGCCTGAATCAATTGCCTTTCCATGCTTTCGATGCATGCGCCATTGGCTTGCAAACCAACCAAACAAAGCTCCACCACCCAACTCCACAAACATATCTATCCAACTCTTGAAATCCACATCTTTATACTTCCTTCCATAAAAATAGCCGCTAGCTTTTGCTGGCGACTTGCTTAACAAGCTCATCTACTTCTGCTTGGCTAATCCATCCGACACTCACGAATAAGGCTAAGTCATCCTTGTTGTAGATTCCTTGCTGATAGTAACTGATAATCAATGGTTTATATGCGTTCACGATTTTGCCTCCTTGGTCAATGTTGCCACCTGCTTTATCAAAGCTGCGTTTGACACAGTTAGACTAGCAACCGTCTTCATAGTTTCAGCATTTGCTAAGTCAGCTTCAGATGGCTCAGGTGTAGGACTGGCAGTGTCTGGATCATAGCCAGTATCAGGAACGACTTGGCCGTCAATAACGCTGGCATGGTTCTCATACAAGCCAACAGCATCGTCAACTTCAATAACCTCGAATCCTTCATCGGTTGGCCCTACTGGTCTGTTTTCATCAGCATATGCCCAATGAAGCAGCCGATTATTGCTATCCGTCCACACTTTGATTTTCATAATGTCATCTCCCAGTTACGCAAAATATGAATCACCCGTCGGATAATCGTCCTGAGTTAGATACGACACCGAGCCACCATAACTACCAGAAGCTTTGGAAATGTTGCTATACCAGCCGACCGTTCCTCCGCTTGGCGTACTTGAATACATAGCGGTAGATTGTCCGGGATCTGAAAAGCTCAAGCAGCTTGCAACAATCTTGTTTGTCAAATAAGGCTTGTAACCGGGTCTAATATCTGCGAGCCTCAAGAAATTGTACTGATTAGCTATTGTGTGAATTTGAAAGTTGGCGGTCACCAAATTGCCACGTCTTGTGTAGTAAATATATGCCCAATCAATATCAATATTGCTTAGCGCGGTTGTATTGACGTAGAAAAATGTCACGTTGTCTGTTGATTTGAATTCAGACTGAATATATTTTTTTGTAGCGGCACTGGGGTCGCTGATCAATGTTTGTAACTGAAGTGCACCACGTTGGAGTGCAACTGACGACACGCTCCCCTTTCGATCGGGAGTGGTGATGTAGTTGAACATTCCATTTGGGCTCAAAAGTGATTTGTAGTATTGACCATTGGGATTGCCATTATTGTCTTCAATGTTGCCCAGTATACTTAGGTTCGCATCTTTTAGTTCAAGATTGCCAGAACTCTTGGCACCGTCAATCTGAACATGGCTGAAAGGCGAATTAATGTCAGGAGAATTAAAGGTTGAGCTGTCAACCTCAATCGATTGCAGCTTTTTGATGCTAAGCACTGCTTGCTGAATACTTTGATCAACCCAAGCTGTACCATTGTAGTATTGCAATGCTGTGGCATCGTTAAGCGTTGTCCCATGCCACCACAAATCGCCTTTCTTGGGACTAGCGGGCGTGCCAAGCTGAATGTAAGTGTATGGCACATCCTTGCTTCCGGGAACACCTTGCGGTCCTTGCGGCCCCTGATGCCCTTGCGGTCCTTGTGGTCCAGTATCACCTTTTGGCCCCTGCACTAGTTGCCAACTATAAACAGCTGGATTGGTGCTATCGGCTTGCGTAAAGTCTGTATAACTACCGATGTACTTGCGAGAACCGGGAGTATCCAATGAGAAATTGGTTCTACCGTCACTGCTATCAGCATAGGCAATATGAAAGTACGGTGTCTTGCCATCAGCACCCGGTTTCCCTGGCACCCCATCTTTACCATCAGCACCGTCCGCACCTTTAATCAGTGACCAGCTATAGTTGCTTGGATTCGTGCTGTCACCAGATGTGAAGTCACTGTAAAAGCCAATATACTTGCGATTAGAATCAGTGGTTGAAAAGTTGGCATGGCCGTCTTGGCTGTTTGCATAAGCAAAGTGGGCATAGGCAGTACGACCGTCAGCACCCTTGGCACCAGGCAAACCTTGATCACCTTTTGGCCCTTGATCACCGTCTTCACCTTTAAAAAGTGCCCAATTGTAAACAGCTGGATTGGTGCTATCAGCAAGTGTGAAATCGCTGTACGTGCCAATGTACTTTTTGCCATCACCACCGGATACCGTGAACCCACTTTGACCGCTTACATCATTCGCCCAAGCAGTGTGGAAATAGCTTGTACGGCCATCTGCACCCTTTGCACCGGGAACACCATCAGCGCCATCCTTTCCCTGAATCAATGCCCACTTGCCGGCGTAATCAGCCGGATTGTCACTTGGCACGGATGACTTGGCATTGGGAACAATAGCCATGTACTTCTTGCCACTTGGGAAGGCACTCATATTGGTGCCTTTATCGTCATCGGCATAACGAATCCATGGATAAAACTGAATGGCCTTGGGGATATTTTCAATCTTAACTGCCATATTCTTAAGTGCTGAATACAAATTAGGCTGCTCATTTGCGTAATCTCCCAAAGTGAGCTTGGTATAATGACCAGCACGGCTGCGTTCAACTGACAACACCTTTGCAGAAAGAAATAGATTCTGGTTCTCGTCAACAATGTGTACCGTTTGGTTCAATGGCACATAGGGGGCATTTGCCAAATCAACTTTATAGTTGACATTTGGATGGTTATACTTCTTCAAGTCTGCCAAAGCCGCTTGCAAAAGTGCCGCCTGCGAGTTTGAATCAAACGTTTTAACCCTATTCCAGTCAGACTGTGTTGGGTTAGGGTTGCTGTTGCTTAACAAACGTGAATATTTCTGCACAGCAATGGTGTCGTGCAAGAATCCGTACTGGTCAAGTACAAATTGTCCGGTTGGATCAGTCCAACTATACCCAATCAAATTAATTGGATCGTTTGAACCGTCAGGTGTAGCACCATAGGCCTTCACCGATGTTTCCATGTCGTAGATATCAACTGTCTTTACGATATTGTTGATGTCTTTGTTCATCTCAAAAGAAATTAAACTGTCGGAAGTTTCCTCATGTCTGATATTGATAACACGTTTTACCGCAGTCGTACCTACAAAAACAAAGCCAAAGCTAAGCACTGCGTCAAAATCTTCTGCGACTGATTTAATGCGGCTAAGTGAAGTGTCTTCGTCTGTCCATGTAAGTGTTCTGACGTCTTTAGGAAATTCATTAATACCGATCTCCCAGCCAGAATCATTCGTAAACCTGAGGATGTATTCAGCGATAGTATAGGCTTTGTCAGCGGTATAGGCACCCACCACTTCATTCATCAGATCGTTACCTGCATCCGTGCAAACGACTGTATGAATATGCGCTAATGTATCGTGATTAACACTGGCAATGACCATTTGATGTCCATTGCCTTCTTCATCCTGATATAAGACAAAATTGTTTTCAGCCGCCATTTCGTCAATAGCTTGCTCTTGCTCAGTTTTAAATGGAATCGTCAGGGTCAAGGCAATGGCAGGCCTATCATCATTTGTTTTAACTTCACTATCCGCGCTAACAAGCCATTCGCCTTTTCCAGTTGTGCGTGCAACGCCCATGATGTTGAATTTTCGGTCTGAGAAATAGTATTCCATTTATAGCCACGCCTCCTTCAAACCAACTTCACACGCAAATGGTTGTGCCCAGCTTGATGGCATGAGCTGAATGATGGTATCTCCGGGCGGCAAAAGAAACTTGTCCCACTGGTTGCCTAATGTATGCAAGGTGCGATCTTCATTGCCATTGAAATAAGTTTTGGTATTAGCCACATCGACCGTAATTACATCACCATTGCTGAAACGATTCTTAATATCTGTATACCAGCTTACGTTCTGCCATTTAACGGTAGACGCAATTAGATACATAGTCGACTCGCCCCATGTCTTGTCTCGCATAAACCATGCTGAAAATTGCTTAGTCTCGACACTAGCAGCGTCCGCAAAAGTGAATTGACGGGTAATAGTCGTCTCTCGTCCTCGATTGCCAACCCATGGTGACACTCTGAAAACAACCGAATTACCAAATTTCTGCAATTCCAGCTGAATGAACTTGTCGTTAGTGAAGATATTGCGATCCAACTGTTCATTGACGACTAGTTGATTTTTGTAGTAACACATCCACCATATTTGGTCAGACAGTGCACTATTATCTTTCAGTATCATCTGAAATATTGGCTTGCCGTCACTTTCTAAGGTTGTTTCGAGCGCGCCTACCTTTGCTACCCCAGTTTGGAAGCGTGTCATAACATCCCAAGTCAGATTGCTCTTGAAGTTACCATTATGTGTCTGAGCAAGGTTGTGCTTGATTGAAGGACCATTCCAATACTTGTGGTCGCCAGTAATGCTGGACCAATTAGGCTCAACCTTCCAGCCATCATACTTGTCCTCTGTCCAAATTGAATTGCCAATCTGTTCATTCGGCGTCCTATGATCACCACCCCAGTAAAGATTATTGGAAGCTGCTTGATTATCCATGTGTGAGCCTTTAACGGCTGCCAAATTCAAGGCCACTTCGCTTTCTTCGCTGGTATAGCCATCAATTTCTTCGGGATTGCCAAATTGAAGAACGCCACCATTGCTATTGGCAAATCCTAGAAATCCATTATCAGCGTGCATAGTTGCCGTAATAACCGGTTCAACAGGATAGGTACCACCATTGTGTACCGTGATGGTGTCGGCATAGTATTCAGGATCAGCTGGGTTAGGCGACCAAGGAGAAGCAGAAGTGCCTAGTTCGAGTTTCTCATGCGTCCAAGACACAGACGTGTCTGTGGGGAAAGTTTGGCTAAAGTATCTTGGGGTTAGCTCAACATAAGCAGCATTACTAGGAGCCGTAAATACGGTTGAGAACCGTCCCCCTTCAGAGACCCAAGGTATATCCGGACCAGCTTGGCTAGATATCCAGTTATTGGAAGCATCATACCAACTAACTGACGAATGACCAGTGTGTCCCATATCGCCAAAAGTAATGGTGTAAACATATGTCTGGCCACCATCGACTGGTGCTTTCTTCAGAGTGATACCATCAATTCCGTGAGCATTCGCCTTAACAACGCCAGTGTTGTTCGATGATGTCCCTTTAAGCAGGTTCACTGGCACGTCCTTGTATGGCATGTTGTCAAACGTCTGCGTGGCTACCGAGTGGGCGATGCCACCATCTGGACAGACGAAGCTGATTGAGATTGTCCCTGATCGAAAGCCTTCGGTGAAGGTAGGCTGACTGTCTACGATGGCAAGATAATATTTATCCGGCTCATCTCCAAAGATTAGCTGCTGTGGTTCGTCCGTATCAATAGCGGCGGCCAATGAACGCCTTAGTGGTACCAAATCATCATTCATAACGATCCCAGTTACCACAATCGTCTTGACGTCCCGTGACATGTATTGCAACATCTGACCATCGCTAATCCCGACCTTTTGCATTGTGTTGACGTGATTAGTTCCTACATCACGTTTGACCATCTGCACATACATCCATTGGGTAATATCTACTCCAGCGTATGTGATGGTCATGCCTGCTTGTTTCAATTAAACGGTTCCTCCTTTCCAATAAGCATTGAACCTGTCTGTTCTGTCGTTGTACTGCTTAACCTTTGGTGCAACTTTTGGATAAAACTGGTCGTCACCAACTTGCAGAACAAAGCTAAGTTTCGTGAGAAGGTCAGCGATATTGTCCAACTTCTTTCCTAAATCATCTGTACTGCTGTTTTCGGTTTCAGCAACCGCACCATTACCCAAGTTGTGATTGATGTTGGTAACAGCCTGTCCCAATAGTTGCCAAGCACGGCTTGTTTTAGTTAACGGCAAAATTGTTTCTGGCCCATCTTCGCCAACAAGCGCATGGATTGGCTGTGTAATCAAGCCACCATTGGCGTAACCTTCAGGGCCACTGACACGAGCAAAAGCAGAACTTCCAGAGCCGTAGATGGCCTTCATGTAGTGAATGCCGGCAAGCAAATCGTCATATCCGTTATAGACATCGTTGTGTCCGGGGAACTTAAACGCATTGAACGTTGGCCCAATGGTTTGTACAAGCCCCATTGAAGGTATTCCGGCTTTAGCGTTGCTATCCCACAGGTTAATGGCCTTAGGATTACCATTGGATTCGCGCTGGATAACGCGCATCCATGCAGCAACTTGGTATGCTGAGGCATCAAACCCATTGGCCTTTAAAGCTTGAATAACATATGGCTTCCAACGTTGCACGCCTGAGCCACCGGGATTTGCACCTAGTGTGTCTTGCAACTTTGTCAGTTCTTTTTTAAACCAATCAACAACACTGCCTGTCAATTTGTGAATAACACCGCCAGCTAAGTTGCTAAACATTTCAACACCGCCGGAAATGCCGCTAATACTTGACTTGATTAAATCGGTTACTTTTCCAATAGGGTTAGCTAGCCAATCACCAACGGCCTCCAACTTGTCCCAAGCACCAGAAAAGAATTTGCCAACACCGCCAACGACACCACCTAAGTCATAGTGCTCAACGCCAGCCATATTCATGATGGCTTTGGTTTCTCTCCCATTGAAGACACGAGTGCCTTCTGGCAATAGTCCTGAAGCATTACGCTGTTGGCTCATACCGAGTTGCCCATTTGGTAGCTGGTAAAGTTCTTTCCAATCAGGCCCAGTACCATCGTTTACCATGACAAGGCGCATCTTTTGGGTGACAGTACCACCATTGGCAAAGTGCACGTGAGATAGTTTTTTCAAGGCGGCTTTGCCAGTGAACTTCTCCCAAACCCAGTTGATGCCGCCGATAGCGCCGTTAATAACGTTGATAACAGCATTCATACCATTTGATGCAGCATGTTTAATGCCATCCCATATGCCGTCGAAGAAAGACTTGAGTCCTGACCACATGGAACGCCATCCGGAATTTATTTTGCTGTTGCCGTCATTAATCCAACCATGGACTGTTGACATTCCACTTTGAGCTTTTTTACCAACATTTCCCCAAAATCCGTTCCAGTTTTTCGAAGTGTCTGACCAGAAGTTATCCCAGCCTTTGTGGATACTGTCATTGGCACTACCAATCCGTGATTTTGTATCATTCATACCGTTTTTGGCATTTTTTAAAGTATCTGACCAAAAGTTGTTCCAGCCATTGCTTGCATTACTCCAAAAACTATCCCAATCTTTCTTTATCTGCTTATTAGCTGCGTCTTGCTGTTTTTGCTGTTTCTGTTGTGCACTAGAATTTTTCTTGTTTACATCATTCCAAAATCCAGTCCAGCCCTTGCCAACATCGCCCCAAAATCCATTCCAGTCTTTTTGCGCCTGCTTATTAGCTGCTTCTTGCTGTTTCTGTTGCTTTTTTTGAGCTGCATCAGTGGACTTGTTAATGCCATTCCACCATTTGACTACATTATTAGTCATTTGACGAGCATCCCAGCCAAGACCACCTAGCCAACTATTAGCTGGCTTTTTTTTGGCATTCCAGCCATCTGTGAACTTTTTAGCGGCATTGCCAGCCCATTTACCGGCCACTTTGCCAATTGTGGCACCAATTGCGGCGCCAGCGGGGCCACCAAAGAAGAAACCGATACCGCCGCCAATTAAGCTGCCAGATGTCTCACCAACAGCAGAAAACTTTTGCCCCACAGTGCCATGCTTACCAAACGCCTTTGTTAAATTCTTTATGTCACTAATCGCGTCATAAGCAATCACCACGGGAACTGCAATTTTAGCTAGCTTGCTGCCAATGTTCAGTTTACTGAAGTTGGACAGGATTGATTGAGCTAGTTTAGTATCACCCAGTGCTTTCAGACCGCTGTACACATGACCCAATCCTGCTGCAAATTCCAGTGCTTTTTTTGTCATCCACAAACCTGCAATTACTTTGACGGTAGTTTGAATACCAGATTTGTTTTTAACAATATCATCTAGCACATCATGGATAGCTTTTAGCGGGTCTTTCATCGTCTTTGCATTGGAACCACCAACGTTTAGCCACCCAGCAATGTCTTTGATTGCAGTTTTGAACAGGGACCAGACTTCTTTACCAGCAATTTTGGCAATGTCCCACATATCTCCGGCAATACCAGTAACATCTTTTTTGTGTGCGGAAACATAGTCAAGAACGTTCTTGGCCCAATTAGCAATAGTTGCCAGCCCTTTACCTAGTGTAGTAGCGGCGCTTTGAACAACAGATGATGTCAAAATCCCAGCAAGTGATTGCATGCCGCTATTCTTAACATTAAGCAATGGTGCTGCCATCTTAGCCTTGATTGATGTCCAACTACCGGACAGCTGCGCAAGGGCACCTTCACTAGTTTTCCCGAATTGGTCAAATGTGCTCCTGCTTGTTGTCCCAACTTTATAAACCAAGTTCATGAAGTCGTCAGACTTGATTTTCCCGTCAGCAACCATTTTGGCAAATGACTCCTGACTAACCCCGGCAGCTTTGGCTAATTGTGCACCTAAGGTAGGAGCCTGCTTTTCAAGTTTGGCAAGGTTGGTTGTGGTTAAATCACCCGAAGCAACGACTCGCGTCATCGCCTTAGACAAAGCGTCCATGCCGTCTCCGCCTTTGTGCGAAGCAGTGGCAATGCTAGCAATACCAGCACTAATGACGAGCGTTTTACTCGTGACACCATGTGTCATGGTATCAACGGTGGTTTGCATGTTGTTAATTTCGCCACCGGTTGCACCAGTCTCACTGCGCAAATATGACATTTGGTCGGAAAGAATCTGGATATCATTGGCCGACTTACCCATGTTTCCCCATGTCATTTTCAGCTTTTCTCCGGCCTCGTTAAGTTCTAGCCCAGACTTTACCGTGCCAGTAATGCTTGAGCTTAGACGTTGCCAGCCGCTTGTGATGGCGTTGGTGATTAAGCCACCCTCAACAATTTTGTGAAGCAAACCCGGTGTCTTTTCGGCTTGCTTGTTTGTTCCCGATATAGCTTCTTTAACTCTGTTGAAAACAGACGGGTTAGCCTTATCCATTTCAGTTTGCAGGCCGGTCATAGAAGACTTAGCCTTTGCTAAACTGGTAGCTGTCTCATCAACACGCATCTTCTGTGTACGCCATGCATCTGAATCCTTGCCACTAGCACTGGCAATCTTATCCAACTCAGCTGACTGTTTAGACAGTTGCTCATTCAGATTAGTAATGGAGGACTTATAGCCATCCATCTTGGCCTTGTTAGCTTCTTGCTGATTGCCTTCAGCCTCTAGGCGAGTAACATAAGCTTGGTTGGCACGTGCAGCCGCTGTGTACTCTTGTTGTAAGCCAGCTAATCCAGACTTTTGATAGTCCATGGCCTGTTTAGCACGATCTTGCTGAGATTGCATACTGGCCAGTTGCTTAGTTGCACCATCAATTTGTTGCTGATACTTTAAAAACTGTTGAGCAACATCGGCAGTATTGCCCTTCAACTCAGCTTGCTTGGTTTTGAGAGCGTCAATCTTAGCCTGCTGTGATTCAATAGACTTACCCAAGCCATCATACTTAGCTTGAGCAGCACCAACTGCATCACCAGCGGATTTCATCTCCGCCTCTTGAGCTTTCCAAGCATTTTGACTCGAACGAACAACCGCTGTTAATGATTTGACGGATTCGCTTGCCGACAATAGATCAAGGGCAATCTTGGTGCTCATTGTTGCGTTAATTTGTTGTGCCACTTCAATCACCCTTTCTCTTGGTATTGCTTCCACATGATTGCCGGATCAATTGGCCGGTCTTTCTTATCCTTGGCGGACATCATTTCCAACATTTCAAAATAATCAGCATCATCAAAATCCTGCATTGACCAGTGGAAATACATGACTGCTTGCTTTTTCATCCATCTAAAGTCCTGTACCTGGTTTTCAAGCTCATAAACTTTTACGGCTGGATTAATCTTTGCTTTTGCTGGCATCCTGCTTCTTGGCAGCTAAGTCAATATCCTCATCACTCATGCCCATCATGCGTTCAAAAGTGTAATTAACTGCCTGAATAGTGTCGGCAAATTCTAAATCCCCAAGTTTTTCTGTTTCTTGCTTGTTCAGGCCTAAAACCGTGGTCAAGAAGCCGATTGAGTCATGAAGCATATCGCGCTGCATCTTAATAATTTCTACCGGTTCCATATCAGCAACATCGTCTGCCTTGGCCATCAGTAACTGTAAGTCGTACATCTTTTCCATGTTGCGATTACTGGTCTTGACTTCGTGTACACGATTGCTAAGTTGACTAACTTTGATTTTCATTGGTAATACCATCCTTTGTATTTGATAAGGTCGCTGTGGTGAATCGGACACCACCAAGTTCACCAGAAAGCGACTTTTGAGCATAAAAAATAGCGCACGTTCGTGAGCCATTCATCAGTTGTTGCTATGAAATTGCGTCAGATTGCGTCTGTCAGCACCGGCTTATTTGCCTAATGAGGGTGACAGTACATATCCGCCAAACACTTCTTTGTACATGTTGGCTTTATCAAACTTGCTATCAAGATCGCTATAAATCTTGTACGGCTGATTATTAAAGGCAATAGTAGAAAGTGCTGTGTAAGTCAAAGTGTCATCTACACGTTGTTCTGCTGCCGCATCAGTCTGAATGTTAGCTGCGGTTTCGGTCATGATGCCATCACCAAATCCATAGTAAACAAAGTGCGCCCGATCAATGGTTTGAGTGGTAATAAGTAAGGCCACATGAGCCTTCAAATTCTCATCGGTCCAACCGCCCTTTTTATCACTGACAAACCCTTTGATTTGCTGCTTGATTGTGTAATCCAAGTTGTTAATATCCAAAGCCACTGTTGGTTCTGAAGTACCAACCATAACGTCTTGGACGTTGTTGTTGCCATAGGTCTTAGCAATTGTACCTGACAGACCAGTAATGTTGGCCGTCTTGGTGCCCAAGTCCTTGTGATCGACAGTATAGACACCGTCTGTGCTTAGTCCTGTATCAGCGCCAGAAATTAACTTTTGCTTTTCATCAACCAAAGCTAGCTGAATTTGATATAAACCTACTGTTGCCATTTGAATGCCTCCTAAATATTCTTTGTTCTACTGAAATAAAATGTGTTAAAAAGTTGCTGTGTGTCTGGGTCAAATGTTCGTTGCCGGACCGTGGCTACCTGCCAATGCTGATGAGTAAAAGCCTTCATCATGGCGATCTCAATGATTTCGGGATCAGAATCAAGCAATTGCGAGTACCAAATCTGTACTTCTACTTCCTGATTTAATGCCCAGAAATCGTTGTCACCATGGGCGGTAGGATCATCAGCAGCATCAGTAATCAGCACGACTGTTGTGTTCAGATTATCGACTAATTCTTGTGGCAAGTTATTGCCTTTAACTTCATCAATATTGGCAATTTTGGCTTGGGTAAGCATCGTTACCGCATCATCTACGGCGCTCATTTATCCCCACCACCATTCAACTTGGCGATAATTGCTTCATATTTCTCTTGCTCGGCTGCAAATACAGCATCTTTGGCATCGTCACGGGCATTATCAACAAAATGGTCAGCACGAATATACTTGGTGCCATCATTCAAGAAGCGGGCAATGTGGGCTTTATTGCCAAACCCGACCGTTGAGCTGCCATTATGGTCACCGTCAATATCTCCTTTTTTACCACTAATGTCCTCGCTCAGATGCCCATACTTGCCACCAGTACCCTTAGTGTCTGGGTGTTTTTCTTTGGTTGCTTCTTGTAGCTTGCCAGCAAATATGTCAGCACCAGCCTTGGTAATCTTCTCTTGGTCAGATACAGAAAGCTGTGCAGCCTTTGATACTTGCTCAAGCCATTGGCCAAGTGCATCATCCATATCCATAGCTATGCCCCCTTTGTTACTTTTGTGAGGATCAAGTAGTCATAGCGAATAGCATCGTTTGAATCGTCTGGGCTAATGTCTGAAATGTCATACACGACCCCATCTATTCTCGCCTGATGTTGACTTGCATTACGTACATCGTGCCTGACAATAACTGTGATTGAATTGTCCAAACGTGTGCCCACAAGCGTGTACTGCTGGGTGAGTGTCCTATTTTGCTGTTTGAAATGCAGACTATAAGCCGGAACAAAGCTAGTGATATTAATGCCGGCACCAGTCTTGTGTGATTTTGGAGAGCCTAGATCAACCTTGCGGCTGAAATCGGCTACTTTAAATTTAGCCATCAGTCCCACCAGCCTTTGCTGCTTGATCACGCTGAATCTTCCAACGAATACTATTGATCATGTATGCATAGCTGGGCGGATAGGCCTTGTTTTGATCAGATAGTGTGCCTCGTGAGTAATACATGAAGTCCACCAATACACGTACAGCTTGGTTAAACAATGGATATTTCCTGTATATACCAACGTCAATCGTGTCATCAATGGCCCCAATTATTGCTTCTTCTGCGGTACTGATCATATCGGCAAGCACCGAAGCATCCCCATTGGTATCAAGATTAAGGTATTGCTGCATGTCTTCCGGGGTGACTCCCAGACCAGCAAGGGACTTGTCTGTCATATTCAGCCCTCCCTTAATAGCCGCCCGTCATTATCGGCGAATTGTTTATTTCTTAGGCGACTAATAATCGTATTACTTACCAAGACCAGAACCAGGTACATCTGTATTGGTCACAAAATATCCGGCATTGCTATCGGCCTTTTGGACGCCAAAACGGAATGCGGCACCAAGATATTTACCGTAGATCTTGCTGTCCTCCCATGCCAGAGTGACCTGCTGACGATCCGTAAACAGGACACCACGCTTCAGATCACCAACGAATGCTTTTTGATCACCGGCAAGAGAGCCGAGAAGAGTATCACCAACAACATATACGGGGACACCAAGAATCGTGCCATTTGCAGTTCCGTCAGTAATAGAATCGGACGCATCATGAAGCAAGTAACGCCCATTCTTATCTTTCAACGTATCAAGCGTATTGAACAAGGACTGAGTAACCACAAGCGCACGGCTATATGCTGGATCAAGATCAACGTTAAGAATGTGCTTAAGGCTATCCACAAGAGTATCGGTGGTTGTTTTCTTGGCCGTGAATGACTGCAATACAGGCGCAATCATCGCGTTGTAGGTATTGACGGACTTTTCCTTAATAGATTGACCAACAAGCGCAGTCAAGTCCACTGCTGAATCGGCGATGGCTTCTTCTGAAAGCGGGATGGCACCGCGATACGTAGCGACTGACCAATCAACTTTATTGAACTCAGGCTCAGCAAGTTTGGGATTTTCGGCCAATTCTGCCACGCTAGAAAAACGATCGGTTGCCCGTTTCAAAATAGGGTACGTGCCCTTGGGAGTGGTAACTGGGGTCTTGGTAACCAAGGTAGACAGATCCACAACCGAATTTACTTCTGCGGTAGGGTCATAAATAATTTCTTCCGGAATCAACACGCCTGCTTCGGTCGAAGTAACTTGACTGGATGCATCAATCACCTTGCCATGGCTATGGATGAAGTCGTTGATAGCTTTCTTTTTGTCATCAATTGGCTTTTTGGACAGGTCAGTGCCTTTCTTGCTGACGTCATCTTTGGTCTCAGTCTTTGTTTCTGATGCTTTTTCAGCTTCAAGGGCTTTAATCTGATCGTTAATGGCATCACGGCGTGCCTTCGCAGCGGTCAAGTCATCCTTGATCTTTTGAAAATCGTCCACAGATGCATTTTCATCTTGTAATTTTGCGTTGAGCTGAGCGTTTAGGTCGGCGCACTTGGCACTAACTTCATTGAAAATCGTTTGTAATTTGTCCATTATTGGACCTCCTTTTTTTCATAAAAAATAGCCAGCTTCTTGTTTAGCAGATCGTTCTGCTTTGGAAGTTGACTACGTAGCTTTTCATTTTCATCTTTCAGATTCTTAATTAGTTGAACTGCGTGATGTGGAATAATTGGACCCACAGCGTTTACAATTGGCGTATCGAAGTCTAGCTTTTCATCTGCAAGGCCAAGCTCAATTGCTTGATCAGCATCTAGCCAAGTTTCTTTATCCATCAATGCTAAAAAGTCATCGGCAGGTTTCCCAGTCTTTGCAGAGTACAGGCTTGCGATTGCACTGTCTGTAGTTTGCAGCATGCCAGAAGCAGCATCCATCTCATGAGAGTTTCCACTAGCATCACTTGATGCTCGATGAATCATCATCTTGGCACCTGGCGCCATCTGAATCTTATTGGCCCCCATAGCAACAATTGTTGCAGCAGAGTATGCGTTTGACATCACCTTTGCTGTCACATTTCCTTGATAGCTACGCAAAGCATTGCAAATTTCCGTTGCTGGATCTACCTCGCCACCATTTGATGTAATTTCAAGTGTGACATCGGAGCCGTCCGTTGGCAGAGACCCAATCACATCAGACGGCGAAACAACTGCTTGTCCAAACCAATCACGATAAATCGGAGCATCATCGTCATTAGTAATTGCACCATTAATTTTAATTGTCACCTTCATCACCTCCCTTCACTTGTGTAGTAAGTGGCTCGAACTCAGGCAAGTTATCCGGCAAAAAACCAGATCGGGTGAGTATAAATTGTGCCTGTTCTGCACCTAGCACCCCGGACTTGGCAAGATTTGATACCTGGTTGATAAGCGCCGAATCATCAACATCCAACATATCTTTGATATCCAATTCGAGGTCAGGCGCGTTCATCTTCAAGCGCAACTCATCCACGATTGGATTAACATATGAGTTTAAGTTCGCCAGATATGTTGCCTTAATCTGGTCAATGTTGGAATGCTGGCTTTCAGTCGATGTGCCACCACCCAAAATGTCGCTGGGTACACCAAAGGCCTTGGAGATTTGGTCAGCAGAGTATGCTGAATTGTCAGCCAAGGCCTTAAATACATCCGTCTTCATTTCAAGCTGGGTGTAATCGAACCCATCGGGTAAAACCATCAAGCGACCGGAGTTATCACCGGTATTTGCCTTCTCAAACTCTTCACGTGCCGATTCTAAGTCTTTACCATCGCTTAAATAGTTGCTGATTGTAAGCTTTCCGGCAGGATTAATCTGGTTTTCCATAGCGCTCATGTTACTTTTCGAGGCTTTATCGTCCAAATTAAGGGCGTTTTGCAAGCTTTCTAAAGGCGAACGACCAATCAAATACCGATATTGTGGGTCTGGCATGAGCCTAAAATGCAGCATTTGGTCTTGCCTAAGCACCATTTGAGGACGATCATTGCTCTCCAAAACCGTATAAACAATGCCCATATTGCCTGGTAGATAGTTAATTTGGACGTCAGAGTTAGGAATATGCTCCAGATTCTGCCCAACTAACGGGATATAGTCGTTGCCTGACAAACAAAGTTGCATCAACGCACCTTGCCAAAAAGAAAACCGGCCTATCAAGCCGCTAGGACTCTCAAGTCGGTTCAATGTCGCAGTATTTTCAGTTTTGAAGTGTGCCGAGGCAACATCGCTAGCAATACGGTTGATCACACTATAAACATTAGTGTTTTGCAAAGCGGACAGCGCTGAAACATAAGACAGCTGCATGCCGCCAACCGTGGTCGTGAAAAAAGCAGGATTGCTCGGATAGACCATATTTTTGGCATTGCGTTTGCTGAAATTTTTAGGGGTTAGAAGTCCCATTTAGCTTCACCCCCTTTCTTTGTCCAAAATATAAGCAGCTAAGCACGTCTCAATACCTGCAACTAGATAGCCAATTACAATATTAAAGGTGAATGCCGCCAATGCAATCAGTGCTAAGCCAATGACGAACAGCATCACTGTGCCCCAATTGCTAAATAAATTGCTAATAATCTTTGCCATTATTTACCACCTCCAAACATTGCCTTGAAAAAGTCACGTTTTCCCTGCGTGTCCAAATCATTCAGCGGGTTGTATCCCTCGTCATGATAGTTTTCGAAATAGAACCTAGCCTGATCATGAGCATTAATTAGCGCATCGGTTGTATCAATGTGGTCACTAGTGCGATTTTGACGGTCAATCTTGACCGAACCGCCGCGATCTTCTACCAACACAGCGTTGTTCAGCCCATCAATCAGTAGGGGATCGTTCAGCATCGAAATGTTGCCATTAATAAACAGATTCTGAAAGTCTTTAGTAGGCTCATTCAGCTTAAATGAGGTAGGAGGCAAAGGAAACCATTGCCACTGCGGCTGATAATGCTCCAGTTTCTTTTCGAGCCATTCACCGTGGTTTGGATCAGCAATAATGAATTTGACCTTAAGCCGATGTTGATTAACATAATCAACCAACCACTGGTAAACCTGATCGGTGTTGATTACGCCTGATGCAAGATTCGTAATATCCACAAAGCCTTCATCTTGCAATTTAAGGTAATCTAATCCGTCCTGTTTCGACTTGGCTTCAATGGTTTTTGCCTGTGCAAAGGGGATAAAGCTGTGCTGCTGAACATGGAACATGTGTTTGTCATGATCAGTGTACGGATAAATGAAGCCAAAAGATGTATTGTCATTGGTCTGCGACCCGTCAAATCCGATGAACACATCACGTCCATTCACATCGAAATGGTCGATAATACTGCGCTGAATGTTGTCTAGGGACAAATAGCTGTTTTGAAATCTCCGGCTCCACAAGTTTAATGACTTATTAACGAATGTTTCCAACGTTCCCTCACGCTCATTGTCGTTGCGGTCCTGGTTGAGCGCCTCTAGAAGGTTATCGCGTTTGCTTTTAGGCAGCTCAATCAAATTAGGATTTGATTTTGCCCATGTTTCGGGTTCAAATACCTCATCCTCCGAGTCCTGAGAATAAATTACTTGAAAAACGTTGTCAGCGTCTCGAACGGCGTCATGCTCAATGGCAGCCCTAGTTACGTCTTCATCATTCTTAAACTTAACCTTTATATCAGGATAAGCTGTTGAAATCTTAACAAACATTCGGTTCTTAATGCCATTTTGCCCGGATGTAATCTGCTTTAAGGTCTCATTCAAGGCTGGCCTCAAGTTACCAATTTCGTCATAAACAGCGATTGCATTATGGAAACTATCAAAGCCACCGCCCTGTGAGGTACCTTTTCGGATCGTGTTCTTAGTGTTTTTTGCAATAACTTGCGTGGTTTGAGCTTCCACGCCTCGCTCTCTAGCATCATCTGCAAAGTCCGGCAGGGATAAAATTGTTTTCGCCTGCAAAGACACGTCATTGAACAGCTTGGTTGCGTGTTCGCTATCGTAACTGGCAACCAGCAAGTCCTGTGATGTCGCATTCCAGCAGACTACAAAGTAGTAGAAATTGATCAGGATAGAAGCTAGCCAAGTTTTGCCTTGCTGCCGAGCAATAGAAATGTTAGAGGTCGTGAATCGAGTACCGTTGTCAACGGTTCGCCAACCAATCAAGCTATCAAGGATAAACGATTGCCATTTGAATGGTTGAATTTTCTTTGAGGTGTCGTCTGGATTGGGCAGCAACCGTGAAAAGTATTCAATTGCGTTGACCATGTCTGAGCTGTATTGGTAGGGGAAATCATCATTGCCAATTCTAAGCAAATCGTTTAAGTGCCGAATACATGCCAGCTGAACGTCTCTACCAGTCATGTATTTATTGGTGAACATAACATCATAAGCGTATTTTGTTCCTGGATCATGGTACTTATCAAACAGTCCTTGGTAATCTGATTGGTACGGCTTTACGTAGCCGCGAATATTTTGCACACCGGTAAAATCAAACGTCTGCACCAAAGCCAACCTCCTTCAACGGACTGTTTTTCTTAGGCTTTTCTGGTTCTTCAACAGTGATCTGGCGTAGTCCAGAGTCAAATGTAAGTCCCAAGTCATGTCCTAACGACTTCATGTTCTTCACACAAGAGTCCATTTGAACAGCTCCCGGAGAGCGCTTCGCTAACTGGCCATACTTATCTTCTAGCCACATTCCGTTATCAGCAACAAGCTTCTCTGATTGCAAAAACATAGAATAATAGATGCAATACATTTCAAGCTCTGGTTGATCGACTTTTTTTAAATATCCTAATTTCCTAATTTCCGGTATCAAACTTTTCCATAGCTTAGATGCTTCATCATCAAGATGAGCTGGAGGTGTGATCTGAATGTCCTTCATATCATCATTGCAATCAGAGCGACTTTTATCAGAATTTGCGGGTAAAACTGTCAATTTTGGGTGATTTTCGGGCACAAAAAACGCCTCCTTTCTATACTAAAACGGCTATATTTCGGGATTTCAGGCTCAAAAAGTCCGAAATTTTTTGAAATTTGGGTTTTCGGCAAATGGACACTGGTGTGTGAGGTCCCCTGCGACCTACATAGGGGCC